TTCTGCAGCAGCTTTCGCTGCAGCCTCTTGTGCAATACGTTGTTGTTCAGCTAATGCTGCAGCCTCTGCTGCTGTCTTAGCTTCTTGCTGTTCTTTAGCAATCCTCTCAGCCTCTGCTGCAGCTGCTTTAGCTTGTTCCTCAGCAACACGTAATGCTTCCTGTCTTGCAGCCTCATCTGCAGCAGCTTTCGCTGCAGCTTCCTGCGCTGCTTTCGCTGCAGCTTCCTGCGCTGCCCTTGTTGCAGCTTCCTGCGCTGCCCTTGCTGCAGCTTCCTGTGCTGCTTTCGCTGCAGCTTCCTGCGCTGCTTTCGCTGCAGCTTCCTGCGCTGCTTTCGCTGCAGCCTCTTGTGCTGCTCTTGCCGCAGCTTCCTGTGCAGCTCTTTCTGCGGCTGCTCTCTCTGCAGCAATTCTTGCTTGTTCCTCTGCTGCTGCTCTTGCTGCAGCCTCTTGTGCCGCTATAGCTGCTTGCTGCTGTGCAACGTAAATAGCTTGTAAATTACTTTCGTAACTATTTCTTTGTGTTTGGTCAAGAAAAGCAGCACCATCTGAAGCATAATAGTAAACAGGATTATAAACAGGTTCTGGTGTAGGCTCTACCACTGGTGGGTAGTATATTGCTTGAGCCTCTTCTAATCTTCTTATCTCTGCTAGTCTTTCTGCTTCAATCAACGCAGCTTCTTGAGCACGTCTAGCAGCTTCTTCTGCTTCAAGTCTTCTACGTTCTTCTTCGTAGTAAGCAGCCTCTGCTGCTCTTTCAGCAGCAATCCTTGCAGCCTCTGCTTCTTGTGCTGATGTATCTGGCTGATTAGTTAATAATGTTGTTGGTTGCTGTACTTGTGGTGTTATGTAGTTTAAGATGTCTTGATAACTGATTCCGTATAGAGCAGCTGTGTTTAGAAAATTAGGATCATTAGCTAATCCCCACTGGAAATCTGTAGGACTACCAAATACGCTTAAGTCCATGATTAGTAAGTACCGCCATCAATTGAACCAGAGCCTGTAATTGACGTTGTAACACTAAGCGTTGCTACTGTAGCAGTACCTGTGAAGGTTGGTGAGGCAATATCTGCTTTTGTAGCTACTGCGGTTGCAATGTTATCATACTCTGTGTTAATCTCAGTACCTTTAATAATCTTACCTGCATTACCTGATGGTAGTGAGTCCTTAGATGCAAAGTTTGTAGTCTTTGTATAGTTAGCCATAATTAGATTGTCCTACCTAGTTTGACAAATAAGTCTATCTGTTGTACTGCTAACGCATCACCATCAATGTTTGCTTCGATTCCAAACTGGAATACTCTACCAGAACCACCAACTTGTGTGTTCGAACTACCAACAAAGATACCCATGTTGTATTCAGCAACATTGTACTCAGATACATTGTACTCGGACAAAATACCTGCTGGTTGAGAAACTAGTATAGTTCTATACGATGTAGAATAGTCTGATGCCCACTTCATAAACACTTGTGTGTTTTCACCACCAATAAGAAGTAGCTTAGCTTTCTTTAGTATCTTCAGTATGGATGCGTTACCACCATCAATGTATGCTGTGTAGTATGAGAATCTATAGATAGATCCGTTATCATTAGCACCTGTGTAGTTAGCAATGTATCCTGTCCTGGAAAAGTATAGTTTCCTATCTAACGTAGCTAAGAAAGCTTTAGGTGATAGTGTCCATGTTGTTATCTTACAAGAGTTATCTGGGAATCTTTGCTTTAGATCAAAACAATAGGTAATGTTTCTTGTCGGTAAACTTAGTAAATAAAAACCATCTTTCTCATAAAACACTGATTTGATGCTTTCATTGTTGTTGTTGAAAGCAACATCAGCAATTAAGTCATCCCGAACATTCCTCGATACATCGAACAAAGGTGCTGACTTTTCTTGTATGATTCTTCCCAGACTTCTAACACCTGTGTCGGAAAGGAAGAATACATCTGAACCAATATCTTGGATAGAATCACGAGATATACACCCAACTCCATCGATAACCTCTACTAAACTTAAGTTAGCTGAAGGATCTGTAGCAGCTCCTGAGTAAATAATAATACTTTTCTTACAGAAGATAACTAAGTATCCATTAAAACCTGCTAAAGCTACTATACTATCAGATCCATTAGTCAAAACAGATTCAATACTTAGTGAACCATGAGTACCACCATTCCACTTATAACCAATCAATGAATCTGACCATGTCACAGTCTTCTTATCTGTTGTGGTGTCCGCAACCCATAAACGACCATAAGCTGCTAATACTTCATTACCTAATGGAACAGTACCTGAATAGGAAGCGTGTGCTGACATCTTTTGCCATGTATTACCAACATGATCATACATAAGTGGATCATGACCACGTTGAAAGAAATACGTATGACTATTAAAGTTAACTGCTTTCCAGTTTTGTGCTGTCCAGGTAGCATCAGCATAGACTTGAGTCAATGTTGTTGTACCAGTGAATATCTTCTTATCACCAATCGAACAAATAACTGTAGATCCATCAGCCTTAACAATCTCATGAATCAATGATGGTTCTTCACTATTGAATCCAGAAGATGTATTGACTTTAGCCCAACCACGTCTAGCAGCTATTCTTCCATTCTTATCAATGACAGCATTCTCTGCAACCAGAGCGAAATCTTTACTTAAAGACAAAGCACTGTCTTGTGTGTTTAAACCAGCATAGCCTGGGGCTGTAATTGCTATGGGTTCAAGTCTAGAAGCCATTATACTGGCTCCCAAGTAATTTCATCTTCGTACCTAGAAGTCTCAATAGAAATGTAAGACGCTAGTGTTCGCTCATAAATAAGTAACTGTTGATCACTAAGCCTACCACCATCTTCACCACGTTCATTGATAGCCCTTAAGTAAGCACCTTGAATAATTAACTCTGAAGGCAATACAGTGTTATCAAGGTCAGCTACTAACTCTGCTTCCGGTATCACACATTCTGCTTTGATGGTATATACCTGAGCTGGTATAGGGAAGATGTCAATTGTTAGTTTACCAGCTGACGTTATAGGACCATAAGAAAACTGCATAGGAGATCCTGTCTGTGTACCTAACAGATCAATATTCCTATGCATAACATCTTGACTAACTTGCTGAAGATCTCTCTTCTCACTAGGTAAATAAATGTGGAGTACTCTAGTTCTAAAATTAGAGTCTGTTATTTCATAGTTAGACAAGTTAGTAGGAGATGTATAGATTGTCTTTGTAGTCCTTAATATAGACCAGTTCCACGCATCTTCAACAGCTCTTTTAGCTTCATTAACCATATCACCGATTAACTTAGAGTAATCAGTAGTTGTTACTGAAGCTACTTCTGCTTCTCTAACACGCCTAAGAACAGCGTTAACTAAGTCTAGATAGGTCATATATCACCATTTTACTTTATCAGCCCAGTACGCAGCAGACATCTTACCTTTAGCAATATTCTTAGCGTGACGAGCCTTAAATGATTTGTTTCTAGCAGAACCCTCTGGAGAACCTGAAACACCTTGTTGACCAAACCTAATCGTCTTAACTTGATCACCGTCCTTTGCTACAACAACATGTGATTTGGTAGGATGTCCTGGTGTTTTTTTAGGGCGATTATAACCGGACACACCTGCTCTTGTTAGCCTAGAATCTTTCTTCATTTCTTCTTAGCAGTTTTTGCTGCCTCCTTAAAGTCTTTAGCTGTAGGAGCACCTTTAGTGCCTGGTTTTCTCATTTTCTCACCAGAGCCTTCAGCGATACGTTTACGCTTGGCTTGGATGTTAGCGTATAGCCCTGGCTTCATTTCTTTTTCTTTGGTTTAGACATACCAGCTTCAGATAGAGCAATTGCAACTGCTTGCTTACGAGACTTAACTACTGGACCACCCTTGCCACTATGAAGAGTACCTTCTTTGTACTCTTTCATAACCTTACGTACTTTATTAGGTTTCTGTTTCATGTTGGGTAACCCATTCTCTTTTCTTTAGCTTTCATTGCCTTAGATTCTTTTTTCTCATGCATCTTCTTTGCTTTCTTTGATGCATACTCTTCAGCTTCTTTCTTACCTTTAGCTGTGTAAGGAAACTTCTTATTCGCTACCATCGGCATCTTTATTCCCCTTGTTACGTCTAAACATACATTGAACAGTGTCAGTCTCCCATATACGAATGGCAGTCCACACAATTGTAAGGATTGCAGCTATTGCAGGTAACAATTCAGCCAAAGTCCCCACCACAGTGAGGATTGATACGGCATCTCCGATTTGCTTAACTTGTTCGTCAGCTTGAAGAGCCATTATTGTTTTCCTTTAAGTTCATTGACATGTTTCCAAAGTTCAGTGACTTGCTTATCATAACCTTTTTCAAGATAGTCTACCCGAACTTTAATAGTGACCGCATAGGCTGCTATTGCTACAATCGCTGCTCCTAAGTACCATAATTTTCCTAGGAGTTCGATTGTTTCCATAATTTTATTACATACCTTCGTACCATCCACCTGCCCAGCCACGGACAGGATTGTTAGGGATAACAACGTACTGTCTCAAAGACTCAGGTAGCTCCGAGTAATGTAATCGTACGTTGACATGATGCCCTGCGATAGCTGCCATTTCCTGCGTCTGCATATCACCCTGCTGGATGACATTACCTGTGGGCTTGTAGATGGTTCCAATGACATCAAAGTCTTTGCCATTCGTATCTAACCACTTACGCTTTACAACGGGTTCTGCTGGCTCTTGACCCATTTCCACGGTCTGTGGTTCGTATTCATACTTAACCCATCCACAAGCATCAGCAGCAGCCCACCACGCATCTTCGTCAGGTAGTTGTAGTCTGTAGTCGTTCATGTTTACCTCAAACCGTTAATGCTTGGAGTTGGGCGTTAGTGGCTTTAATAGGGTAGTAAGCAAGTTTGCGAATACGGTTATTTGCAATCTGCGAAGTACCATCAACATCAGCACCAATAATCATTTGATTCAATCCAAGAGGTACTGTTCCGCTTGTATCTGTTGACGCTGTTGTGTTATCACTTGAAAAACCAAAGTCATTAACTTTGACTCCTAAACACAGTTTGTAAAAGTTTCCTGCGGTTTGTGTTCCTTGTGTAAAGGAGGCTTGTGCCGTACCGCTTGTATAAGAAAGCGCAGCTTTTGCGGTAGACGATCCTTCAAAACGAAGTTTGTAGTAATTGTCGTAACCTGTTGAACTATTGACAACCGTTACTATGTGAAAGTTTGTTCCAGAGATTGCACCCTGTGCGCGTTGCATTTCGCCATACAACGTCCCCTCACCATTGTTAAACCAACTACTAAAGTTCGTCCCCGTCATGCTGGCAGCATCTGCATTGCGGGTTACAGATGAGGCTACTGTGGGTATGTAGGAAGTGGCGAAGGAGCCTGCTTCTAGCTGTGCGCCCCAGAGGAATAGACCACTAAAACCGTTGCCTGTGTAATTAGAAAGCGATCCTAGCGTTTGAGAAGGAATGCTAAGTTGACAAGGAGTGGTTGTGGATGCGTTAGCAGTAGCAGTACAAGAACATCTATACCAACCGTTGCCAACCGATGTAATTGATGCTGTTACACCTGTTTGAACTTGAGTGGTCTGATTGGCAATGTCAAACCAAGCAATTCTGCTGTTGGTAGGAAATGCGGCAGCGTTAAAATAGATAAAGAAAATAGATCTTCCATTAGCTTTAACATAAAAAGTTGATGTATATGAGTTTCCTGAAACAACATTTATGGAATTTGACTGTATATATCTACCATTGGCTGTCGTATCTTCAACAAGTTGTTGCGCTGTCAAAGTACCGTCTGGGGCAACGTTAGCAGTACTTGTAATGGAACAAGCACTTTTTGTCCATGCAACATTACTAAATTGAGAAGAATAAGTTACCGAATTCGTCCTCGCCTCCTCTATCAACAACCCCAGAGACTCACCCGTGGTGGGGTTGTGGTCAAACCTAGCCTGCCCTGCTGATGCTGTCTGTAATACAGGGATGTAGTTGGTAATGGCTTGTGTGGTAGTGGCTGTGTAGGCAGTGGCAGAGGAGCGTTGTTCTAGTTGTGCGCCCCATAGATATACGCCAGAAGTGCCGTTTCCAGCATAAGTTCGTGCTGCGTTATACAGTTCTATGGCTAGAGTTGCAGTACTTGTTGAAGGGGCTGTTGCTGTCAACGTAACTCTATAAAAACCGTTTGCACTAGCTGTAATTGTCGTCGATGCGCTAGAAAAACTACCAGAGGTTGTTGCTGCGACAGTTATGCTGCCAGTGCTAACGTTATACGTTGCGTATGCTGTATCTGAACCGGACAGCATAACTAAAGTTATTTCGTTCCTTCCGTTAGGTTTTGCAAAACATGAAAATGTATAGGAAGTTGCGGCAAGAGAGATGTTTATTTGGTATATTGAATGGTAGTTTGTAGTAGCAGTCTCGGTCAGAGTATCAGCAGTTGAGGTTCCATCCGGCGCAGTGGTTGAATTTGCTGTAACGGTAGAGGCTGTCGTTGACCACGCCTCATTATCAAACGCTTGCGAATACGTTAGCAGATTCTCCTCAGCCTTCGCCGTGGTCACACTATCGTAGTAGGTGGCTGTCGTCGTGCGGGTGAAGGTAATGCGGGGGTCTAATACCTTGCTATTTGCAAAATCCAAAAGCAGTGATGGGTTGATGCTTGGGTATAGGGATGCAATGCTCATGTCTTAAACTCCAAAGATCTCAACAAGGAAACGCCCTGCTGTGTATGCCGTTGTGGTTGTTCCACCGCTTACCATGTAGATGTATGAACTTGCCGCTGGATCACCAGCAAAAAAACCAACCGTCCCTAGTGCCTGCGTTCCCGTTGCAATAAGCAGTGTTTCCGTTAAGCCTGTAACCGCATCATCTTGCACACCCGTTCCTTCTGTTGCCGAGTAAATGCCAACGCTTGTACTTCCTCCTGCTGGCAGCTCCAAGCATGTCATTCTGCCTCCCATAGCCGTAAACCCTGCTGGCAACTGAGCGACATATGCTGGTTGTTTTGCGCTGTTCACTGAGGTTGAATCACTGCCAATAATATCGCCTGCCGTACCGCCACCCTTTAGACCTGTTAAGTCCATCACAATCACTACAGACTTAACACCATCATTGTTTTCGTAGGTTCCTTGGCAGATTGCGCCTGTGCCTAATGTGATACCCGCCCCAGGTTCTAGTGCTACCGTTGTCGTGTCGATGAAAGCCATAGCCCCCAGATACTGATTTAGTGGTATTTCGTTAGGGGCAGTTCCGATGTCGGTCTGTGTAACAACTTTGTAGCCGGCTTCCACAAAAGACGTAGCCGCATATACAGACCTGTAAGCTAGTGCTGAGGTTCCTAAGTCACGGGCATTATCCGTAGATGGCACTAAGTCACTTGCTAGTCTTGCCGTGGCTGTAATGGTGTCTGAGGTTGCATCGCCAAGGGTTGTGTTGCCCGTGGCAGAGAGCGTGGTAAAAGTACCAGCAGCAGCAGCAGTTCCACCAATAGCTGGAGGTGAAGCCAAGTATGTAGAAAATCCTGTTCCTGAGACAGTCGAAGATGCGGATAATGTTGTAAATGAACCCGCAGCAGCAGCCGTACCTCCAATAGCAGGAGGGGAAGCTAGGTATGTAGAAAAACCTGCGCCAGAAACCGTAGACGAGGCAGATAGGGTAGTAAATGCTCCTGTGTTCGCTGTAGTGGCCCCAACAGGGCCGTTAAATGATCCTGCGACCGTCAAAACATCCGTTGCCTTGTCGTAAGTAAGACCAGCATCACCGCCAAAAGAGCCACCGTCATTGAACTGTACTTGAGTGTTAGATCCACCAGGGGTTCCACCACCACCCCCGCCAGATACCGTATCCCAACCTAGTGCAGTTCCATTCCACTTTAGGTATGAGTTAGTAACAGTTGGTGCAGCAACAAATGTTGTTGTTCCTGATGCAGACTGATAAGGGACTCTGTTAGCAGCACCACCTGCAAGGTTTGTGGCTGTAGTTGCAGACGTTGCAGATGTTGCAGTTGCAGCATTGCCGGATATGTCGATCCCCCAAGTACCAGAAGCACCTGATCCCGTGGTAGATGGGACACTAAGGTTTGTACGCGCATCAGCCGCTGTAGAGGCTCCAGTGCCACCGTCAGCAACAGCAAGATCAGTGATACCTGATATAGTTCCACCTGTGATAGCTACCGAGCTTGCCGACTGTGTAGCAATAGATCCTAAGCCTAGATTGGTTCTAGCGTCTGCTGCTGTAGAAGCCCCTGTACCGCCATCAGCAATAGCAATATCAGTGACTCCTGTAATTGATCCTCCGGTAATAGAAACACTGGATGATGCTTGAGTTGCTATAGACCCTAAGCCTAAATTAGTTCTTGCTGTTGATGCAGATGCTAAGTCTGAAAGATTATTAGACCTAAAAGCATAAGTTGTATCTGCTCCAGTTGCAGTAATACCAAGATTGGTTCTAGCATCAGCGGCTGTAGAGGCTCCAGTACCTCCATCAGCTACCGCTAAATCTGTAATACCAGCGATACTACCACCAGTAATAGCAACAGCACTGGCTTCTTGGTTACCAAGCGAACCAACAATTTTCCGTACCGCAGCACCGTCACCAACATAAAGTTTTTTATCCGTGACATTAACTGCTAATTCTCTTTCAGCAAGCGTTAAAGGCTCTGCTGCCGCTGTGCTAGATCCTTTTATCTTGATCGTAGGCATTATTAATCCTCTTTGGTATTCTTAGTAACCTTTTTGGATTCTACTTTTTTATCTTCTTGTTTAACTTCTTCGTATTCTTGATGCTTACGCATCTGTTCAATGTCGTATTCCCACTCAAAGCCTACTACTGTTCCTGATACTTTACATTTAAAATAAACCATAGTAACCTCAATATATAATTAGAGGGGCTGTGTAGCCCCTCTATAGCCTATTTAGGCAGGTACTGCAATGGGGAACATCGAAGTTGGAACACTTGATAGATCACCCTTACGAAGGAGAGCAACACCGTAGAGCATGTCAGCAGTGTATAGCGTAGATAGATACTCTTGCTTATACTGAGTCTGCGAACGAATGCCCATTTGCTCTGCAAGCACTGCTGCATCTTTGTGGAAGATCAAAGCAATACGTGCAGCACCGGTAGCGGTATCACACTGAGGTGTAACAAACACTTTGATGCCATAGACATCACCGATCTGACCGTTACGGATGGTGTTACCACCAGCAGTTTCACCGACAAAAGCTTGCTCAGTAAAGCGAGCAATACCCATCAATGTGTTACGGCTGGAAGGAGGAACAACGAGAACACGATTATCCATAGGAACATCGTTGTCATCCAAACGCTGGATCATACGACGAATACCGCTATCAGTTAGTGCTGATGCGTTAGGAGATGCGCTGTTGTAAGCAGTGCTACCATCACCACCAATGTATGCGTTAGCATAAGCAGCTGTACCAGCACCGTTGTTTGACGAACGACCAAGCTGGATAAGATCGGTATCAACCTGACGAGCAAGTGCATAACCTGCGTCTTCAGTGTAGAAACGACGAAGTGAAGACAAAGCTTGTACTTCAACGATATCTTCGATGAAGCGGCTATATTCGAAGTGCTTGTTCAAAAGAACTTGAACTTCAGTCTCAACATCAGCCTGGATGGTAACAGCAGTATTAGCAGCTTTAGCAGCAGCAACACCACGGGTTGGAACGGGAATATGAAGTGTATCGCCTTTCTTACCTTTCATGCTCATCTTGTTGACGAGATTCGCCATAACAAGAGCTTTCTTGTAAGAAGCAACAATTTCATCTGACCAAATTTCAGGGATGAATTTATCCGCATTGGTCTTGTTAACGATGGAGGAACTACCTCCAGGATAAGTAACTGCAGCCATTTTAAACTTCCTTTAAAAATTAAGTTATCTAACACGTCCTTCAGCATATGCCTTCATAATATCTGGTTGAAGGTACATATAGCGATCAGGATCAGTCATTTGGAGCCGAATAAGATCTGCTCGACGATATATTTTATTGCTCGTTTCACCGGTACTACCACTAACTGCCATTGTAGCTGCTTTCAAAGTTTGTTCATTCTGCTGTTTAAGTTGCGTTGCTGCATTGTCTACAGCTTCTTTCTTAGCATTCTTAATAACTTTAAAAGTACTAAGCAACTCATTAGCAGAATCAAAATCAAATTGTTTATCTGCTGCTATCAACAAACGTTGGCGTACTGGTGACTCGTTAACCCAACCAGCAAACTCAGGATCTTTTGCAATATCTAAGTAGTCTGGGTGAGCTTGAGCTAACCTGTTTGCAGTTTGCATTCTAGCCACTTCTGACGCAGCCATTTGAGCTTGACGTACAGCAGGGTGTGAGGAAACTGCTTTATTTACTGCCTTCACAGGATCGGCAAAAAAATCAACATCATCTTCGACAGCTGCAGGTGTTGTAGCCTGTTGTGGAGTGATTTGCCTTTTGATTAAAGAATCAGCCAGTTTACGAACTTCACCAACTTCTTGTGCTTGACGACCAATAAGCTTTTCAGCTTCTTGATGCATCCGTATAATATCGTCTAACGATTTACCCTTGTACTTCTCAGGGATCGCAGGTTCTTCCTGAGTTGGTGCTTCTTCAGTTTTAGCTTCTTCAGCTTGAAATTCGTCTTGTACTTCTTCGTTATCAATAGAATCTACAAATTCAGCCATCTGCTTCTCCTAGTCGGGTTTAACCCAATTGTTAGGAATGTTAAAATGTCTAAGGTTACCCTTCATAATAGGACTTAGACTCCGCTACTTTGGTAGCTTCTATGTGGTTTTTAGTCCAACGATCTGCTGCTGTTGGGAAACTACCGCTATATCCCTCTAGTTTGATCCTTGGTGCTGTTAACCTCTTATACGCTACCTCATTACAGTGAGGGCAATCTACTGCACCCACCAATAAATCTACAAAGTGTTCACTCATGTGTCCTTGTGAGCACTCATAATCATTCATTACTTTCATGTTGGAGATCCTCGTAGACTTTTTCTGACATTGCTTTTAACGTCAGGAGCCAATCTAGGATGTCTAGTTGACCTTGTTTAAAGTAAAGATCTTCAGTTGTTTTGATGGAAGACACTTTATCAATGCTTTCTCTGATGTTCTGAGCATCTTCTAGTAGGTCAAACCATCCTTGTGATGCAAACATACTGAATCTATCTTCATAGTATCTTTGTAATTTTTCATCCATGTTGTAATTTTACCACATTTTTTTATTTTTGTCAAGTTTTTAGTTCATAGCATCTTGACGAGTTTGTTCTCTGACAATATTTACTTTAGAGTCTATGTCTTTCTCTTTCAACATCAACTCAGCAATTTTAACCCTACGTTCAAATTCTCTATTAGGATCATCAATGTTGGTTGACGCAGCTTGAACAATGTCAACACGTAGCTTTTCAGGCATCAATTGAGCCTCTACAGAGGCTTTTTGAGCTTCTGCTGTAGCTTTCTGTGCTCTGGCTTGTTTTTCCTGCACATCAGCCTGCTGAGTGGCTAATTGAAGCTGTGCTGATTGCTGTTGAAGCTGTTGTGCTGCAGGATCAGGCTGTGACATCTGAGTAAGTTGAGCTAACAATGATTCTCTGTTTGGTAAAGATGAAGATTCAATGATTCCTTGCAGCAATACTGGTGTAATAGGACTGTTTGGTCCTAGTGTTGACATTAAAGCCATCATTTGAGCCTGTTCAAACTCTCTAGCAACCATACCCATAGTAGCAGTAGCAACAAAATCAAAGTCTTTTACTGGGTAACGGTTAGGAGCAAACTGCATATAACGCCATGCTGCCTTTTGAACGAACGGAATAAGGAAATCTTCTTGGAAATTAATCAAAGCTCTACGATTTTTCTTTAACAAAGACCCTATAGCCATTGCTAAACCAGCTGTTGCTGCCTCTCCACCAGATACTTGAGCAGGTAAATTAGCTGAATCAAGTGTACCTGTAGCCTGAAGCATCATTCTTTCAAAGATTTGTGCTGTTTCGATGTTTGATTTGTCAGTAACACCAAACTTTAAAGGCTGTAGAATCTCACTAGGAGAGCCATTTGTTAGAATACTCTTTCCTGGTTTGATCTCAAACTTAAAGCCTCTAGGCATTCTTGTAGCATCCATACCCATCATAGGTGCTGATGTATAGCCTAAGCTATCTACGTGACTACGAATCTGTGCATCAACAGCTTTTTGCATATTGTATGCTTTTTCCGCAGTTCCTCTACCCCAGAAACGACCAGGAACACTATCAGCCTGTGCTGCAATAACGGCTCTGTCTTGCATCATAAAAGGATTAGGCTCTGCTTTTAGTAAAGTAGAACCATTAGCAATAACAACTAAAGCCTCTACAAGATCTGTATAAGAGTCTTCTTCACTTAATGTAAACTTTTCAGGATCTTCTAACAGTGCTTTAGGTACTAATCCATAGTATCTGAGCAATAACACCCTATCTTGTTGTGGGTATGTTAGTTCTTGTGTTTCCTCTAAATCAGTATCAACAGGTGCATCACCAACATAAACATCTTTGTAAACACCATTAGCTTGTGCCTGAGTTACTACATGCCTACCAACAAACTGTTCAATAGCACATCCCATTGCTTCTTCAATAGTTTGTGCATCAGGATCAATTAAAAAGTTCTTTGGATTAACAGGTTGTAATGCTACTGATATCCTATTGTTCTCAGTAACACCAATCATATTTAGTCCAGGCCTTGCTGAAGGCTGTGTACTAGGTGATAAGTTCTTTACTTGTTTAACAACAACCTCACCAATCAAAGTACCGTACAACTCACCATAGGTAATGATCTGGCTGATACTTTTACGTACCTTATCTTTCTTAAAATCTTCAATAAGATTACGTCTTAACACCTCTATATCAGCTTTGTCTTGATCTGCGATGTCATCACTGATATCAAAGAACTCTGATTTACCGAACACAGCTTCTTCAAGTTCTGCTTGTTTGTTGTCTACTGCTTGCTGCAGCGCAGGACTGATAAGCTTTGATCGCTCTGATGATCGTGTCTTATCTTCATCAGCATAAACACCACGCCATAAACGCTCATACTCTTGCCAACGAGGTAAGTAGTTCTCATCTCGATGATCTCGCCAGCGATCACATTTATCCATCACAAACGCTACTAAAGCATTTTGTGGTGTGGTTTCTGATTCAAAATTCATAGTCAATATCCTGATATTGGGTCTAGGACTTCAAACTCTTCTTCATCAATCTCTTGATGCCAGTTAGCGGTTTGAATTTGGTCAATATAGCTTAAAGCATCAATCAGATCATCATGAGTTTTTGAGTCAGGGAATAACATAAGCTGATCGATGAACTCTCTATTCCATTCACCTTCATTTAGTACAATCCTACCGTGTTCAAAACGTCCTTGTAATGACCAAACAATCCTATCTACTTTCTTCTTATTACCATGTGTTAGTTCTTCAATCCTGGGAAAGAAACCATTCCTTCTCATCAAATCATGTAGATAAGGCATCACTGCATTCTTTAGTGCTCCTTTCTCAATACCAACACAAGTAGCACCGTAATCTCTAGCAGCTTTGAGTATCTTTACTGCTGTTTCTCGGACATCCCAACGACCATACTGTATATCAGCAACCCACCAACCTTTAATATTAACTTTAGCAATGGCTATCGCTGTTTGATCAAGTTTCTTATTCTTTGTTTGATTCGTCTGAGATGAATCCGTAAAACCACATAGATCCACCGCAATGAAGTAGCTACCTTCTTCAGGTTCTTC